AAAACATTTTTACCTTCATCTGATGCAAAAATAAATTGATAATTTTTTGCAAGTTCTTTTAATTGTTTTTGTATTTCTTTTACTTGTTTATCTTGTTCCCTGTTTTCCATATTACTCCACTAAGGCTTTTGCTTCTTCCGGTAATGCTTTTGCTAGTGGTGCAATTTGTCCACCAGCTTGTGCAACCTGTTGCATCTGTGCCATTTGTTGTTGTTCTGCAGCTTGTGCTGCTTGTTGTTCTCTTTCTGAATTAACTTGGCTTTGTCTCTTTAATAATTTTTGCGGTAAACCTACTACGTCTGCAATATGTTTAACTAAAGCATCAAAGTCAATGTAATCAAATACTGGTGCAACATTTGCCAAACCACCTAACATTTCCATAGCTCTATTAATAGAACTAAGGTCTGTAGATTTTTGTGCTTTAGCTAATGGTGAAACGTATTCAATATCTATATCTTGACCAGATAAAAAATCTGGTGCTTGTGGAAACGCACCTTTTCTTAATAGAATATTAAATGCTCTATCAATTAATGGTTTTAATAATTCAGATTGAAGTCTACCAAGTACAGGTCCTAGTAATCTCATCTTCTCTTCATTACGTTGGATAACTTCTGTTGCTGTCATTTGTGGACCTTGTTGCAACTGTAATTGATTAACATAGAATATATCTCTAATTGCGTCTCTTCTTTGTTGTTCCATGTTTAAACCTAGTGGATTATTTGCACCAATGTTTAAAGGTTCAATTCTATCTCTTGTACCACTTCTATAAAAATTAAGTCCACCGGGAACAGTTCTAACTGGAAGTAAGAATCCATCATCCGGAACTAATAGAGGTGGGTCAACTTGTTTTTGTGCAGCTTTGATTGTTGTCTTACACATTTCGTTAAGCATTTTAACATCTGGTAACGCTGTCATTGCAGGTGATCTACCATAAATTTCGTGTGATGCTTTTAAATATCTAGGACATACAAATGGAAATTCTTTAAATCCAGATACTGATAATTCATTACCACCTTTGTATTCCATGTAGACAGATTCAAAAGGCATATTCTCTTTATCTTTTAAATTAGGATTAAAGTCTGCTCTTGGATAAACACAATGCAATACTTCTATTTCTTGGTAAGGGTCTTTTTCTGCAAGAGTTTTAATATCATTTGAAACTGTTTTGCCAAACTTTTGTACTAATGCTCTACTTGAAAGACTAAACTTTCTGTAGACAGTATCAATTCTACCTTTTTCATCTTCTGCAATATAAATTTCATTAATGTGTCTTGTTGAAAATTTTAATAAATCTTCTTCATCTTCTTGGATAAACATTGAAGCAGTACCAAATGTAATTAGGTCATGGTACAATTCAAATATTTCTTGTTGAAAGTTTGATCTATTAAATGCTGTGTACATAACTTCAGTTGCAGCTTCTAACCAAATCTTACCTTCATCTTGTTGATCCATGTTAGCGTCTTTAAATTTTAAAGTAAACCAAGCACTAGATGGATTTGTCATCATGCCATGTAATGATGATGCTAATAATTCTACAGCTTGTAAAGGTGATGAATCAAAAATTAATTGTCCACGCTTATCTCCCTTTGATCTTGTTTTAGTTATGTCTGCTTTTCTTGGCATCATGTAATCGGCAACTTCTTGCCAATGAGATTCCCAAGTAGACCTTTGAGTTACTAATTTTCCAAACCTTGATAATAATTTTTTTGATAAATCTGTTGATGCCATTATACTCTTCCTAATAAACTTGTTTTGCCTAATTGATAATTTGATGATGTTTTTCCAACACCTTGTGAACTTGTCATAATTGAACTTGCTCTTCCTCTTTTTTTATTTCTTAATAAAATTTGTTCTGCAGTTAAGTCAGCGGCTTTTTCTACTTTAGTTTCTACTGTAGGTGATTCTGTTTTTGTTGCTTGTGTTATGTTACTGTTGTTATTATTACCTTTACCGCCACCATTGCCACCATTATTATTATTGTTATTGTTATTTGATTTACCGGAATATGTTTCACCTTGATAATCTGGACTTCCTCTTTTTGCTGCATCATCATTAGCTTTTTTATTTCTTGTTTCTACTGAGTTTTGAAATCCATCATCTGATCCACCTGCTCCTGCATTTCCTGCACCCATGTTAATTCTTTCCTAGTAATGTGTTTGTTGCATCTTCTTGATCTTCCTGTATGCCAAGAGGACCAGTTAGTATAGTTGATCTTCTACCTCTTCTTTTTCTTGCAACAGCATCTTTGTCTTTTTTAATTTGAGCTTTTTCCGCATCAGAAATTTCTGAAGATGGAGCTTCTATTATTGGAGCTGGTGGTGGAAGCGGTGGCATTTTTGGACTAAATATTGAACCCATATAATTTTCCTTATTAAATAATTTGATAACTATTATCTGCTATACTTTGTGGAGCAGTTTGTCTAGTATTTAATTCTTGAAGTCCAACAGCTAGATACCTCATAGCATCCGCAGCGTGTGAACTCCAATCATGTACAGGCTTTGTTTTAAACATTCTATTTTTATCTACATACTTCCTGTGGTAATGTCTTAACGCATCTATTAACTTTTTGCAATGGTCTGTATCTATGTAACATCTAGGTAACGTCATTGTGGTAGCGTGTATGCCATCCTCAAGGGGTATTTTTGGCACTACTCTAAAACGCAGACCTAATTGTGTAGCGACCTCTCTCCTAGTCTTACCATTGCCAAACTCTGTTACTTCAATGTCGTGTGGTGCAAAGTGATCTTTGTAAACATACTGTTTGTTATTAATCATCTTAATGTAGTATGGTAACCCTTGACCTCTCTCTTCATGGTAATCAATAATGTTAATCCTACTGCCGATCTGCTGATAAAAGATTATAGCACTATGATCGGAAACTCCTAAATCCCAAGCTGTAGATACTGGTAGTGCAGGATCATAAGGTACTCTAGTTAATTTATTACTGTCATCCATTTCTCCTACAACATCCCCATAGACAGCACCCTCAATATTGGCAATCCAATCACACTCAAATTCTTGATTGTATTTTTTTTCACCCATGACTTCTTTAGCTTTGACCAACTCATCCTCATCTACAATCTTAGTATCTGATGCTTTAGCTTTATAGTTAAACCAATCTTCTGCTCCATTAGCGTGTTGGTATAATTCATAGAAGTTGTTGTTCATTCCAGCAGGTGTACCAATAAAGACACAGTAGCCTTTACGATCTGATAAAGCTGGTCTAATTACTTCTGGAAACAATCTACTGTTGACGTTAGCATATTCATCTATAACGCAGCCATCAAGATATATACCTCTTAATCCATCTGGAGAATCTGAGCCAAGTAATGTTATTCTAGCACCATTGGGTAAATCAACTCTAAGTTCTGTTTCATTAAATTTTGTATTAGGTATCTTGTCAGTAAATTGTTTCATGTAGTCCCATGCGATACTCTTGGCTTGTTTGAATGTGGGTGCAAGATATGCAAATCTAGGGTTCTTTTCTTTACAAGTAAGAGCTGACTTAATAAGGTGGTTAATCATACATACTGTTTTTCCGAATCTCCTGTGACAGACTAGCACACTCCATCTATGTTTATCAATCTGTTGGTGTAAGTAACTCTGATGCCTTCTTGGTGTGTAGGGAATCTTAATTTCCATATCTAGTGTATAGAGCTATTCCTATACTCATCATTTGGTATGTAATCAAAGTCTAGTTTGTCCATAGCATGAACGCTAAATAGTTCTGATGCTTTAGGATTTTTAAAACCATAAAACTTAATGATAACATTGTTAGTGCCTTCTTCAATAAAGCAAACTGATTCTACATCATCCAAGTCTAAGTAATCCATATACTACATTTAGTGTATTTGAAAAAAATAGTAAAATAAAAAATTTAGATTAAGTGTGCATAAAAGGGGGTGGGTCATTCTATGTATGTGTCTAAAGGTGTCCTAATCTCCCGAATATATATAGAGAGAAATCTGCGGTAGAATTTTGGGGGTATACCCTTTATAATAATTCTAATTTGCAACAATTATAGGGTTAATATATCTTTTATAGATTAGTGATACTTAAACGTTATCGGTACAAGTTAAATAAACCTTTTAAAAATTGTTTAGTACTGTTCCGATCTATAACGCCTAGAGAAAAAACAACAGACGTTTATAAATGGATACCAACTATTTCAACTCATTACATTAGAACCATTACAATCTAATACTGTTGCAATTATATCACACTAATAATAATTAAATTAATTTACATCATGCCATAATCTAAACACATTGATTGATTATTGTTAGTTATGTTTAAAACAAATCAACTAATAGGAACTTATGAATAAAAAACCACAAATTACGATATTGTTTGGAACTGACAAAGATGTAAAAAAAACTTATGTTTTTGAAGATGAAACACAAAAAGCATTTTTTATTAAAGGTGTTGATGAAGCTAATGGATATCTTGAATATGAAATACAAGAAGATAAGTTTATAACAAAAAGAAATAAATAATTAACAAATAGGAACTAAAAATGAAAACTGAAAACATGACAAGCACAAGCGGAAACAAAATAGCAAATCAATTTATAATTTATGATGATAATGGAAACACATTTTTTCAAAGTTATAGTTCTATGATAGTAAAAAAACCAATAGGATTTAGAGAGGGTAAAATAGAACTAGATCAAAAATATTGGAACTACAGCAACACCACAGGCAAATACAGAAATATATTTCTTAATGAAAATATTACTGAAACTAGAAAAAAAATCAAATCTGGTGAGTATAAACTAACCGATCTAAATGGGGGGATATAATGACACAAAAAATAGAAGATATAATTGAAAATGTTAGAGAGTTAAGAGACGCAGATTATCACGTTTGCAATCATGCAGAGTGGCAATCTAAGGGAGAACCAGACACAAAAGATAATATA